CTTCTTTTCCTTCTTTCACCAGATTCCATTATTTAATATAAGGAGAAGAGGTGCTTTTCTTAACGTTTCATAACGTTTCACATCGCTTCATATCCTTATAATAACAGCGTTTCTGTATCATGTCATTTCATACGTTTTCTACTTTCACGGAACAAATACGGAACAAAAAAAGGCTGCCGAATTGGCAGCCTTCTGTATATTATTTAACTGTGATTAATCCTTCTGGCTCGACTGTAAAGTCTGGCTTTTCTGCCATTGTTCCATCTTCGCTGATATAGTACCAGCCATCTTTGCCTTTAACAAAGGCATTCGATTCCATGAAACCATTGCTAGTGTTTAAATAGTACCATTTATCATAGTATTTAACCCAGCCTTTGGCCATTTTACCATCTTCTTTAAAATAGTACCATTCGTTATTAATTTTTTTCCAGCCAGTAACCATAGCTCCTCGCTCATTTAACCAATACCATTCATTATTGTCTTTCAACCATTGGCTAATTAAGCAGTAACCTCTAGAATTGAAGTAAAACCATTCATTGCCTACTTTCTGCCATTTATTTGCTGGATAGCTGCCGTCTGAATTCTGATACCACCAACCAGTCTCATTCTTTTGCCAGCCTTCCTTAAATTCTAGGCCGTTTTCAATGTCGCGCTTGAATTGCTCTCGACTAATTCCCCAACTTGCAAGATAAGGATATGGATCTACATGATCGCTGTAATTTTCTGGTTGATGATACGTGCAATATTCATGAGACTTGATTCCTGCTAAATCTGAAGAGTCTAATGTTTTAGGAAGTCCAGCCTCGTCAGCTAGTTCTCTTAATAATTGAATATAGAGGCTGTAGTCTTGCATAAACTCTTCTCTAGTAGAATGACTTTCAATCAATTCAACGGCTGCATAAGTCTCAGCGTTCCATCCACCTCCGACATCGTAAGCTCCCTGGTTTACAGGGCCGACCTGCATAACTCGTCCATTCCCTACAACATGCGAGAAGAAACCAGAAATAACAGGTCTGCGCATGTGGTAGTCTGCTTCGTTCTGCGCTGTAGAATTTCTGTTTCCTGTTGAATGCGCGTGAATTTGTCTATAAGGCTCATAACCAACTTGTGGCAATCCTTCTCTGTATCTACTTGTATCAATTTCCATTTATATTTCCTCCTTTAATTACGGCAAACGCTCAGGCCAAGGTTCGCTCGTTAGATACGTGATTATACTTACACGGATATCCCCGATGTCACGGTCGGTCGGCACTGGGTCAGTGAACTGGAAGCGCAGCATATTACTGTCACCAGCTCCGCCCAGGTACCAGGTGCCATAAGGTATGCCTTTATCGTTATAAATTCCACCGATTAAGGATGACTCAGAGCGAAATCCCACTGGAACACCATTCAATCCTAAGATGTAGCAATTTCTTTCTTTATCGCTCCCTTGGACTTGATAACCAGGTCCGCCACGGCGTACCACTCCGAACCATCCCCAGCTTAAACCCCCAAACTGATAGACCACAGTGTCATTTTTACGGCGGATTTTTAGAAATGAGCTGCCTAGTTTAGACACAATAGTGAGAGTACGCCAGCCAGTATCACCGATGAGCACTTCCCAACCACGGTTATCATTCCCCGTCCTTTTAATCCATTTCAATGCGCCATTAGTAACAGCCGTATCAACGTAGGTCGTCCCGACCGGAGCCGCTACCTTTCCATTAGGCATGCCAGTGCCGTGGATTTCATACTCGTTGACTTGCCCAGGCGTTCCACTAGGAGCCGCTGCAGCACTCGGAAGTGTAATGCTTCCGCCGCCATCCGATAGGGTCACCACATTACCAGCGATACTGATTTTTTGTGGGATGCCCACGCCATCGCGCCCATTTTCTCCACGAGGTCCAACAGGACCAGTTAAGCCTTGCGGACCAGTAGGGCCTTGCTCTCCGCGTTCTCCGCGCTGACCTGTTTCTCCTTTAGGACCAGGCTCTCCATCTCTTCCTTTTTCTCCTGGTGTTCCTGGAATACCTTGGATGCCTTGCAATCCTTGCGGCCCTTGCTCTCCACGTTCGCCACGAGGACCTACATCGCCTTTTGTTCCTGGAATACCTTGAATGCCTTGAGGACCTGGTTCGCCTCTGTCTCCTTTTGGCCCTGGAGTCAGAGTGATGTTTCTAAGCTCTTCTTTTGTTGCAAAAATGCTAGTATCTGTTTTAGGAGCAGCTTCGAGTGCTTGAATTCGTTGCAAGATTGCTGAATCATCATAATTTGAACCTTCTACATGAATATCTTTTAAAGCTTCTTTTAATTCAGCTTTAGTTACAATCTCAGTGATTGCAACAATTCGCTTGCTGTCTTTCTCAATCACTGGCAAATCTTTGTGTTTGTCGATTTCAGAGACTCTGACACCAAACGAAAACTTGAATACATCCGCAGATTGTACAACTTTCTCAATGTATACATATCCTGTGACTGTTTCATCAACAGTAATCATAGATGTATCAAACGGCACTTCTACTTTGTTTCCTACAACATTTCCAATAACTTCTAAGAATCTATTTGAATGTTGGAAGTGAAACAGCACAATTACTTTGTTTACATCCGTTCTATCAAGAGTTAACTCTATTAGCGCACTATTCGTATCATGCGAGTAAAATTCATCTTGTATACTTTCTATATTTTTCCGAATTTTAGTATCTAAACTAATATTCCTTTTTATTGTTTTCATAAATCCTCCAATGAAAAAGGCAGCCACGATTGTAGCTGCCTAATGATTCTATTGATTGTTTGGTCGTTCGTATGTCATAGCTCGTGTGCTGTCGCTGACTCCGCTTGTAGTTGGATCGTTGACAATCCCAACGATAACCAATACTGCAAACAGTGCATTGATGAACACTAGCAGCTTATCAGTAGTATCTCCAAGCTCTAGACGAATATTGAATACTGCTAAGAATGTTTGAAGCAGCAACGCTAGAGCAGGAACTAATGTAATCCAAAATGTTTTATTTAAAAATCGTACTTTCCAGTTAATCATATTTTTCTACCTCTTTCTCAATTAATTTTTTAATTTTGTTTTCTTGATTTTTTCTCATTTGATTAATGTATGGCCTCATGGCTTCTGGGAACGGCAATCCAAGTGCCTCCCAATTTTCCATTAATGAGCCAATATAACTAATAATGAAGAATAAGCAGGCCGTGATTCCAATTTCTCTGTGGCCTAGAGCGCGTGCGTACAGCGCTATAACCATTACCACGGCTACAACTAAGAAATGGCGCAGCAAGCCATTGGTACTTGTTTTGCTGTCAAATTTCTTTAGCTTGAAGGCTTTGATGTATCCAGATAAAACGTCAAAGAATACTAACCAAAGCAGAATTTGAATATAAGGACTTTTAAACAATGATTGAAGATGATCATTTAAAATCCTTAGCTCGATGTCATTCGGCATTATAACTCCATAACCTCAACAACAGTCTTATATTTTTTAATTTCTTCACGTTTGCTCGCATTATCTTGCTCTAAACGTAAAATCTCATCGTTTAAACTTTGAGCTTTCTGCTCTAATTGAGCCTTCTCTTCTCCAAGCCGATTAATCTCGTCTTGCTTAGATTTTACTTTTGTTTCTAACGATGTGATTTTATTCTTGATTGTCTCTAGTTCCATATTTTTCACCTCTATTTATTGATTGTTATTCCATCAAAACATAGCCATTCACTATTTATGTCTTTTAATGAAACTATGATTGTATTTCCATTTCCATCTCCATAGGCGGCTAACATGCATGTATTGTAACCTTTTGTAATTCCTCGAAGAAAAGTTTGATTTTCTATTCTTACAGGTATTTTGATTACATGTTTCCATGCTGCCGCATTTCCATCTTTGCAGCTTCCACGCAACTCTACAGAGCCAGAATTATTGATTTTAAACTGCACAGGCGGATAATCATTTTCATAATTTTTCCATCCATTCAAGTATGTTGCATTCATCCATATATTCGTCCATTCTGTCCATTTACCATTTTCTAAAATTCTTGTGTGTGTGGTAGTTGAATTAAATGGAATATACTGCTGAACGCAATAATTAGAATCTGTACTGTGAGATATAACATTGACATATCCATAATTATTAGTACCAGTAGGATTATGTTGTACACCAAAAGCATGATAACTTCCAGCTGTCCTTAAATTGTTAAGATCACCATTATATTTTAATGACTTTCCATCTCTAGAAGTCAGCGCAAATTCCTGGATTGGTTTGCCCTTTAAAAACAATCCATCTTCAACATTTAAGCTACTGTGGAATGCTACTGGCAGGAATGATTCAAAGTGATTTTCTAGTTCTGGGAATCCTCCTACAGCAGCGCGATTATCGCCCCATGCCCACAATACTCTAGATGAACGAACAAGCAGCACAGAGTCTACTAAGTCACTCAACTTATCCTGTATTACTAATCGGACATTATATGCCTTAGAAAGCTCGTAGAACGCTCCACAATCAATTTGACGGTTAATCCTTTCTGTACTCTCATTCGTGAGATTAACGGCATCAATCCATCTATTAGCCTTCTTAGCGGAGTACTGAATTTTAAGTGTGTAAGGGTTTCGATTAATACCATCAATCACTAATGGACTTACATTGGCAGCCACAGTCGCAATGATAGTCTTATTAGTTCCGTTACCTGTTCTGTTAGCTAAGAAGCCGATGATTTTAGGTGCGTAATAATCCCATACTTTGATAGTCTTTGACTTGATTGCAGTTCTGCCGCGTGAGTCAGTGATTTTCGCTGTAACTTCTAGATTTCCAGCCTTATTGGCTGGAAAGTCTCCTGTTGCAGCTCTCACCACTAAATTATCCACTGTTAACTCAGTAGATACGATAGTTGAGCCATGAGAGCCTGCTGCATTGCTTGCTTCAACTCTCATTACAGATTTATCTTTAACAAAATTACCTGCAGGAATGAATTCTGCTAATTGTGCTGTTCTTTCAGTAATCGTTACATCTTCAAGTGTTGGAACAATGGAAGTAGGAACTTTAATCGGAATTCCTCGTTTATAGACATCGTTTCCAATTTGCTCATTTCCTCTAAATGTACGTACACGGACATCTAACGCACCAGTATCGCTATTAGTAATTCGATTAGCATAATCGATTGGAACTGTGAACTGCAAGCTTGTGTCGTGTCCAGTTCCTAAATCAACCAAATCGCTACCGTTAACACTCCAGCTTACCTGGTGCCTAAACTCATCGACTTTCTTATCGATAGTAATTGTAATTGGCTGCCCTAATTCCGTTTCTGTGACAGATTTGATTCCACTCGATCTAGGAATGTTTTCTAGGTTAACAGTTCCGCTAAACCAGTTAATATTTCCCTGGTCTGCTACGTTTGTCAATCTAGCCCAAATAGCAATACTTTTAGTTCCGTCTTCATTGTGCGGAATCGTCATGGTTCCACTTCCGAATGTAACCCAATCGCGATTTCTTAAGTCAAAGCTAACGTATTTACTTAAGACATACTGTCCGTTAATTTCAACTTCTGCCAGTGAATCGTTATTTAAATCAAAAGCCCATGCGCTTGCTCGTTCCAACCATAACTGCCATGATACGGTAGATGTATTACTTTCGATGCTCGTGCTGGTTTCATTCACTTCAAGTACTAAACGTACATATCCGCTAGATGTTGTTTTCGAAATTTTAACCATTCACAGCACCTCCTACATAAGATATAACGGTAAATTCGTTGTTGTATCTTTCAAAAATATGATTGGCAATAGTAACGGAATTCCAGAATGTGGCACTTACAATATTTAATTGTTGTCCTGAGATATAAGCTACTACACGACCAGAATCGATGAATTCCATGCGTTCATTGGTGTAACGCGTTTGCAATTTCTCACCATTCTTACCAATAAGCAAGCCTTCTTCCGATACGTTGAAATATGTTGAGATAGCATTCAGAAGAACGCTTGACTGCTCCATATTAAGCTCTACTGCTCTTGTTCGCTGGCCTAGTCCTCGAATCTCTTCTGCAGTCTCTTGAATTCGCTTATAAGACTCTTCAAGGTTGCTAAATTTCCCAGTTAAATCTCTAAGTGTGTCTTCTGTGGCTTGAGATTTATTGATAATCTCCATAACCTCAGCAAACTGATTAGCATGCTCTCTGTTGCGCTCTTCAAATTCTTTTTGAAGTCGTTCCAGTTCTTTGTCATCCTTATTTAATACTGGTTTCCATTCGCCATTTGTGTAGATTTTTGGAACATCTTTTCCTGGAGTGCTCGTATCTGTCCATAAATCTCCAGCGCTGGGGTTTGCTGGAGGAGTTGGGCCTATTGACTTGGTAACAATAAAATCTTTAATAACAATCGAGCTGCTTGCAGCAACTTGATTGCCTTCTATCGCCTCGCAGACAAATGTTGCTTCTCTGTCAACATCACTGACAGTCAGAGATAATTCATTACTGCCATTTGTATGCTGCTCATTCCATGCTGCATCGTCTGTGCCATATTTGCTAACACGTTTCCAACGGTATGCAAAACGGTTATTCATAGGAATGTCCATCTTACTTACACTAGCAATTAATGTAGTAGATATATTACTATTCTGGAATACTACGCCATCAGTGGATTGTATTGTCATTACAAATGGAACTTCTGTAAAATCAAACAATCGTTCTTTAACCAATGTACTTAAACGCTGCACTCTTTCAGAGATTGTGTCTGGATTTTCAACAACGTTAGTAATCGTTACTTTCCCCACATTCGGCTGTGATAGCTGCTTTTTCAATTTAGCGATTCGAGCTTCAATCTGAATAGCTGGCTGGTAGTCATTATCCACGATAGAGGCACTATCACCAATAGAGGCACCTTCTGGAAGTAGAGTGATGTCCACTTCATAAGTAGCCTGCGGATAAGCTCTTTTTTGGAGCTGCAGCTTAGCCTCTTTGAATAGTGCCTCTTGAGTCTTAGCTTCACTCTTATACGTGTCTACTATGTAGCCGCCATCTCTTTCAACGTTATCATGACGACTCCAGCGTTTTCCTTCCTGCAAGTCGTACAGAGTATCTCCAGCAGTCCAGTAACGGCCATCATCGTATTTATATCCTTGCAGCGTTAATCCGTCTGCACCATGCGCTCGTAGCGCTGTGGCAAGATGCTCAATACTTTCTTTCTTTGTAATCTTGCTTACGTTAACTCCATATTCCAGACGAATCTTCTTATCCTCTCCGATGCGTTTATGGAAGTTTACAAGTTTACGATGCACTTTTCCATGAATGAATTCATAGCTGAAACTTAGCTCTACATCAAATGCTTTAGCAATCCTTCTCATGCGTTTAACCGCAGTCTCGAAGCTTTCAACCTTAATGCTGCGCTTGTTTGTGTCTGGAACATCATTCACTCCGATTTCCCATCCAGAATCTAGAGAAGCGGCAGCAAAGTACTCTTTGAGCGTTCTAGAAGTGTCGTCTAGTGGTCCTACTGTTTCTCCAAGCAAGTCCAGTCCACCGTCTTCACAGTAAAATGTCTTGCTATCATTATCTTGCTCGATTGATACAATCTCGAAGCCTCGTGTCTGATTTCCGTCTATAACGAATACATAGCAGCCATTAATGATTTTCTCAAGTTCTGGATTGCCGTCCTTATCGACTGTAAACTCATAAGTTCCAACTCCAGTATCTAGATCTTGTTCAAACCAATCATCATAAGCAATCAAACCGCCAGCTAAGTCAAAGCTTAACTGGCAGAGTGTTTCGTACCGTCTATTAGTAATTGTTATCATATCCATCGCTCCTTAAATGTAGCATCTACAACTGGAATCTTATTGTCATCACCAAGGATTGCGACTTCTGTAATTCCAGGCTGGATAGAAAACACTTGGCTTGCTGCATTGATGTACTTACGTTCACCATTCACAGTAAGCTTGTTTTCGGAGCTATCAAACACTACTAAATCATTAGTATTAATCACTGCTGGGCCATTCTCATAACCGTACTGCACTACTTTTCCGTTAGGGTGCGTGAAAGATATCATCTTGTATGCTTTTCCTGCTGTGAATTTGTAAATAGGATAAACAGGAGCCGTGCCTTCATTATTGAAGATGAGCTTGTTCGATTCCCTTCTTGCAGCCTTCTCTGTTTTCGAGATGGCAAAAGGGTTAAAACAGTGAATCTCAAAGGAACCTTCTGAATATCTGAATGTAATCAGATTGTAGTCAGTAGTTCCAGCCACGATGCCCTCATAATACACGTCTGGCTGATAGCCAAACTCAAAGCGACTCAATCCAGGCACTAGCAGCGCACGTTGAAGAGCAATCTTGCTCTTCTCAATGCGATCACCTAATAGAGTGAATTTAACTTTAATAACGCGCTTTCCGAATCGTCTACGAATGAACCGCTCACCATCAGCGAGAGCATACTTCTTAGAAGTGGTGCTAATGCTTGGAGTGAATCCAAAATCAATATTATTAATTATTAATAAATCGCCAAGCTCTTGGCCGTTAACCTTAAAGCTAAACATTAGCGCTCACCTCTCTTCCGTTGTTCTCGTCTATTGTGTTTTGTTTGCTCGTCTGTCACGTAAGGTGTAATTTGTTTGCCAATCACTTTGCCATCAAGCTCGACTGTAGTGTGAATTTCTACTACTTGATTATTATCTGGCTCTGTGTCGTATCTGTATTGCTCTGGTTTCCATGCTCCAATTTGAGCAGCTTGTTGTTTAGATAACTGGATCCCACCAGCTACAGCAACATTGCTGCCGATTTCAACATCATTGAACACTTGATTATCCAGATACTTGTCTACTACCTCATTAATATCTTCTGCGATAGCTTGAACAGTAGTCTTAACACCTTTGAATCCTAGCTGTAATCCTTCCTGTAAGCTGTCCATGATTGCATTACCGTGTGGGATTAATAATCGTCTGTCATAGCTGATTGGACCTTTGTGTTCAGAAATCCAGCTAGCAATGCTGCTAACGAAGTTTTTAACACCTTCGAATGCTGATTTAATACCGCCTAGAAATCCATCGATAATGGCTTTCCCTGCCGCCCACAAGTCGATTTTTCCCAAACTGGAAACAATGTTACTACCCATTTCTCCTATCTTTCCGAGTACTTTTGGAATCATTTGTACTAATCCTTTAATCAAGCTCGATATAATTTGAACACCAGCATTTAAAATCTGAGGTAAGTTGTTCCAGATTGTAGTCACCAGATTAGTAATCATATTGATTCCTGTGTCCACTAGCCCTGGAATTCTCTGGATAATTCCGCTTATTAAGTTAGTAACAACTTCGAATCCAGAACTGATGAATTGAGGTGCGTTGTTGTAAATTGTTTGCAGCAACGATGAAATCAAATCAATTCCAGCTTGTAAGATGCCTGGAGCAGCTTGAACAAATCCATCAATTAAATTGAACACAAAATCTATACCAGCTTGTAATATTGATGGCGCGTTTTGCATAAACGACTCGACAAGTCCATTCACGATATCACTTACAATATTCAGCAACTCTGGGATTGCTTCTAGTGCGCTGTTGTAAATTCCCATGACCATATCGCTTCCCATTTGCAGCAATTCTGGCACTGAGTCCATGATTGAGCCTAAGTTCTCTCCTATAGCTGCACTGGCTAATTCAAACGCTGATTCTAGGATGTCTGGAACACCTTTAACCACGTTCCACAGCATTGGCAAGAAGTTATCTACAAAGAATGTCTTTGCAGTGTCTGCTAATGCTATCAGAGCAGGCTCTACATCCTCACCAAGCGCTAAATCTCCTAGTAAGTTTTGCGCTGCAGCCTTCATCGCATTAAATGAACCAGTGAAGGTAGTGGAGGCTTCTTTTGCAGTGGTTCCTGTAATATCGAGGTTATCTTGAATCGCGTGGATAGCTTGATACACATCATTCAGATTGTTTATGTCGTATTTAGTTCCAGTGAGCTTCTCTGCATCTCTTAATAAGCGTTGCATTTCTTCCTTGGTACCACCATATCCAAGTTTTAAGTTATCCAGCATGGTGTAGTTCTGTTTAGCAAATCCTTGATAGGCTGTTTGGATGCTTTCCATGGATGTCCCCATTTTGTTTGAGTTGTCAGCCATGTCAATCATCGCCATGTTTGCCACTTCCGCAGCCTTCGCAGTATCACCGCCCAACGATTGCAGCAAGCTTGCACTGAAGCCTGTCACATTCTCCATATAGGCATTAGCAGATAATCCAGTTGTTCTATATGCTTCATCCGCATACTTAACTACTTGTGCTTTGCTATCTTTGAATAGCGTTTCAATACCACCTAATGATTGCTGCAAGGAAGCTCCCTCGCTTAATGCAGCAGTAATACCAGTCTTAATAGCAGCACCAATTCCAAGCGCTGCTGCAACTTTTAATGCTGCTCCTTTAAAACCGCTCATGAAGCTGGTTCCTGCTTCCTGTCCAGAGCTTGCTACTTCTGAACCCATCGCTTTCTGAATCATTCCCTTAATTCCTTGAGCTGATGGGATAATTTGAACATAAGCAGCTCCTAATTCTGTTGCCATTAGTCATCCTCCTTTCTTAACAATTTCTCTCTTTCTCTTAAGAAGTCCTCGCTTGATTCAAATCCAATCAAGTCGCTTGTTTTAGCTTTTTGTTGAGATTTCGTCAACATTGCGACCATTGATTGAGGATAGTTGCGACCGTTCATACCATCTTTGGTCTGCTGCCATATCAACACGTTTAACTTGTCTTGTATTCCAGCGAGCAGCATAGTCTCAAACGGAACTTCGATATCATTCATCTTCATTTTGATTCTGGAGTTTTCTCTCAGACCAAAAGAAAAAACGGCCACCATTTTTAATGGCAGCCGTCTGTAATCGTATATTTGATATGTTTCAGCAAGATCACAGATAAGCGCGTCTTCATCAGTCGCTATCATTTTAGCGAGGATTAAGATTTTTTTAATTCTTTATTTTCAAAAATAGTTTTCATAGTGTCAACAACATCTTCTTTAGTCACTAATCCATGCTCATTGCGCATGCTATTTAAGAATGCTTTGGCTTCATCTTTAAATACAAACTCGACTAAATCTGGAAGATATAACACACTCTTTTCTACTTTTGAAAGTGCCTCTAGAAAATCGTAACTCTCAAGTAATTCTTCAGCGATGCTGTAATTGAATCCTGCTTCTGTTGTTCCTGTAATCATTTAATTACCCCTTCTTTGAAATATATTCGTAGTGAGTGAATCCTTCAGTATCTGGGAATGCAGATACAGTACTTTCATAACCGTGTGTATTAGAGTCTGAGTATGAAATTTCGCCCATTTCAGTCAATTTAGCAATAGGAATGACAACGCGTTTCAAGTAGCCACCTTTCAACACAGAATCGATAACCATTACTTGCTCTGCAGCCTCGTCTGAACCTACTTTAATTTTGATACCTGTTTCAAGAGATCCTTCAACATTTGAATTGCCATAAATGAATTTAAGCACATCAATATTTAAAGCCTCGATAAATGTCATTTTGAATTTATCTGTCTTGTCTTTTTGTGACGAATTAACAACAGCACCTCCCCATGCTTTGATGTCTTCAGTAGTTGCTGTGTTTTCATTCTTAATTCCATCTTCTGAAATGTATCCAAGATTTTTGAATGCTGCATCTAATTCAGATTTTGCATCTTCTGGTAATGCTGTTTTTAATGGCGCTACAAACACGGCACCACCGACTTTAGGCTTTGCGGTCGTTACCTTTGTAACATCGTTTTTATTTTCTGCCATCACAATTCTCCTTTAATTAATAGTGTTTGATATCAAATACTGCTTGATATCTATATTTTTTACTTTCTGTATCTGTGTATATGTAGTCACTATTAAGCGATACACCAGATACATCATCTAATTCGACTAACATCTCAACTGCAGCCTTAACTGCTTCATTCAACTGTGCAGCCTTATACAGCGTTGAATCGTAGCTCTGGAATACAATAGTTGAAGACTTGAGATGTTTTCTCTTTCCGCTGCCAGTCTGTTCGATTAATACGAATCTTTCTGGCATCTTAGCTGCACGTTCCATGACTACTTTGCAGTCAAGTTTAGTAACTAAGAAATTGCGAATCGTTTCAAGAATCATCATCTCACCGCCTTCAATAAAGTGTTATTCTTTTTATTGTCTTTAATAGCCTTTAAGGTGGTAGCTTTAACACTCGTATTGGCACGAGTTTTCCCTGCAAAAGTAGATACTTCATATCCATCTCCAGCTCTCCCTTTGATTGCTTCAGCGCGTTCTCTGAGCATTGCTTGCACCTCTTCTGAGCGCAACATATCTCGAACACCTTTACTGTTCAGTTTAAACTTGAAATCACTCATATCTTTCCACCATCACCTTCTTATGCCAACGAGTAGGAACTAGCTCCTCAATCCCTTCCTGGACAGGGCCAAATGAACGGAACTTCTTACCAAAGAACTCAATAGTCTTATCTTCCCATTCGTGAGTGTCTCCTTTAGGAATTCCCAGCAGATAGACTGCTTTCTTTCCTTCAAGCTGCACTGAATTAATAACATCATCGGCACTAGCAGGAGCAACAAGGACATCCTCTACTTGAGCAGCCTGCTCTTCGAAGATGTCAGCTCCAAATCCATCGCTGCCAGTCTTGATAGTTTGATATAGAGTGACTGTAATTCCTTTAATTTCCATAAGGCTCAAACACTCCAAATCTCTGAGTTGTTAGTTTTAACCGTTTCTTTTCTGACTCCTTAATAAAGATGCCGCCTCCTGGAACTAAATACGAGCCACTAACCGAATAACCCATTGCACTCTGTGCAAATTGAGTCATCGGCTCTTGAGTCGTTGAAGTCATTAGAGCACGAGAAACGACATCAACAGTCACAGACTTAACAACATTTCTAAAACTTTCACGCTCTAGAATCATATTGTCTAAATCTTTTCCATATTGATAAGCCTCTTCACGCAGCATGTCTGATACTGTATCAAGAAGCGCTTCGGCTCGTTCTCTTTCAGTAGGCTGTAGATTTCTCCACATCTTCTGTAAGTCATCTAAAGTAGCAAATGAAGCCATTACTCATCATCCTTTGCTTCTTTCTTTTTAGTTGTTTTCTTTTTTGGCTCTTCGAATGGCTCCCATGAGCCAGACAGCACGCTGTCTGACTCAATGATGACACCATTATCTTTATTGATATATTTCATATCGCTGCCCTACGCTTCTTTAACGCGTGCGAAGGCTGTTTCATCTAAGATGCCCCATCCAACATTAGCTTTTGTACGCAAGCACACTTCGTTGTGAGCTTTTAAGTCGCGACCTGCACCATCTGGATCACCATATTGAATTACTTCTAATGAGATTGAGTCAGCATAACCCCACTTGAAGCTGTTTTCGAAGTCACCAAGGATTACATGGTCTTTCTCAGCAGTGTTGCTGCCTGTTGGAATCATGTTTTTTGTTGAATCAGCAATCATGCCAGCGAATACTTCTGGGCATTGACCAAATTTGAATTCTGGATATTGAGTAATTCCGTTTTCTTTCACTTTAGACATCGCGTGTGTTGCTTGAGGAGAGAAGATGATTCCGTTAACTACTCCTCCAGTTGCTGTAATTGTATTTGCTGCAGAATCGATATTATCTTCAATATTTGCTTCTGCATAAGTTACAACATTAGTAATAATTTGGCCATCAAATGAATTTGTAGCTTTGAAAGTGCCATCCGTCATCGATTTAGGTTCTAAACCATGAATAGCTGCAATGTCAATCGCTTCTGCCAGTTTTTTAGAGAATCCTTCGTTAAATGCTGCTAAAAAATCGATTTTCTTTTCTTCGCTCATTGTTAAGAATTTATCTGAAACTCGAGCTTGGTATGTGATTTCATAAGGGCGCACTACTTTAGGCGCAATAGTAGCTTTACCAGCTTTTACTTGTTCGCCCTCTCCTACAATTTGCGCATTTCCTTCTAAGTTGAATACAAAGAATTCGTTACCTTCTTGAGGTACTGGGTCTTGTTTTGAAACTTTGGCTAATACTGATTTGCCTTTTACTTTTGAGAACAATTCTTTTACTAATTGCGGTGGATATAATGTGCCTGCTTCTAATGCTGTTTTATCTGTCATATTTATTTCCTCTTTTCTTTTTTGTTTTTATAGATTTAATTGTCGCAACACTTGTCGCGCTGCTGCTTTGCTTGAATCAACTTCTGGCTCATTCGATTTCATCGGCGCGATTACTTGTTTTTGTTTAACAAATGCAGATAATCGTTCTGCATCGGCTTGCAAGCTCTCTTCATCGCTTCCTTGAAGTCGTTCTGCTAAGTCATAAGGCAATCCATTTCGAACAGCAATTTGAGCTTTAAGCTGTGCTGCTTTGTATCCGTCTGAGACTTTCTGCAGCTCCGCGAATTCTGACTCTTTAGCGCTAATCAAGTCATCTTTCTCGATGAGCAGCTGATTATTTGCCTCGATAGTTGAAAGCAATCCAGCTCTTTCTTCTTCCAATTCCTTCACACGATTTTCAAGCTCTTCATTCTTAGCTTGTGCGCGTTTCACTCGCTCACTAACAATCTTGTTAAGCTCTTCTTGTGTAAATGTTGTATTTTCAGACATATAATGTCTCCTTTCCCTCATTTAACCTGTGAGTGCAGTAGATTTTTTTATTAAAAAAAGCCGCTATAAAAATAGCCGCTTTTAGTTTAATAACTGATTTTTTGAACACGCTTAGGCTTGGCCGTAGCGCATGCCCAGTGTGCTAACAGCGCACTGTCCATTAAGCTGATATCGACATCATCAAAATGTGAACGATATCCGAAGCCACCATTCGAGCCAATATTTCTCTTGTCGCAGTTTGTTACAACTTTTGACAGAGAAGGCTGCCCAGAGTGGCAAATTGTTTTCTGGTAGATGCCTTGCTCCCACATAGCATTAGCCACGATTATCTCTTTAACCGTTGGCAGCACGACATTCTTAATCCTGTACTCTCTTAATTCGTCATCTAGCACCTTCTGACCAGAAGCGCCATCGATAACAATTTGAGCAACGTTTGCTTTTTTAAGAAATGACACAATCCAGTCATTTCCATTTCGAACAGATTGACAATCAACTACCTCAACGAATATATCTCCGTAGTCAGTTTTGACTGCGATGCTTAATGCAACGTTTGTCCCGTCTTGTCCATACTTAATTCCAGCGAATAGCTGCCCTTTAAATTTAGGCATTTCTTCAATTCTCAATGCTTCCCATTCTGTTTCTGAGATAGCTGATTTTTGATTGTATTTAGGCCAATAGCCAAGCCGCTGCACGTTATGATCGAGCTTATCATCTCCAAGCTCAGCCTCAATCTTCCGCTCGTCTAAGTGATAACCCATTGATGGATTGGATTGATACCACGCTTCAACATCGTTAATATCTCTCTCTTCTGGAACTGACCACTCACACCATCCAGAATACTTCGCTCTACCAAACAAGCATGCTTCTCTAAATTTAGAGAATACTGTTCCGCTTGATACTGGTGTTGGAGGTGTTCCACATAGAATAGTGATAGGATTATCACTGTCAGTAACCGTATATTTCAACGCTGACTCCTGCTCAGTTGTATATTCTTGAGCTTCGTCTATGATCATGATGTCGAATCCTTCACCAAGTCCACCATTCGATGTTCTCGTTCTGAACTGGATTACTCCTCCAGTAGAATACAGCTCGATACGTTCTTGACCTTTGGCTCGAATAGAGTTGAAGTCTTCTCCATCGACATAACCCATTTTTTCCAGGTATTTTTTCATCTTTTCGAATGATGAATGCGATGTGCTGATTCTGTGTGCTGTATGCAGGATGTTCAATCCTTTATGCAGCGCCCACAATTCAACGATGTAGAGAATCTCAGACTTACCATTCCGCCGTGGAATTGAATATCCGAATTTTTGGTGAACCCACAATCCTTTTTTATCAAGAGCCATTACAGGCTCTAACAGCTTCTTTTGCCATGTGTAACATGAGAGACCTGTTTTCTCGTATATTTCAATGGCTTCTTTAGCTAGAGAACGCTTTTTGACAAATGGCAAAAGAACAGCTTGTGTAGGAATCTGATTCCCATATCTTTTCCTAGCCACTCAATCATCCTTTCTATTTTCCAGCCTTCTTTGCAGCCTTGTCTTTCAATTCAATATATGCTGCACTCTTTTGATTTTTTTGATTTACAAAATCTTGTAATGAGATGTTATTCATTGCTGCTCGTCCAAGCTTCTTAACCATGGCTTGATATTCTCGTCTGTCTTCGGATGCTAGATTATCTGCCACATCACTCTCACGCTGCTTATTAAATGCAGCACGCGTATTAACCTCATTACTCCACTTTTTAGACCAGGCATTCTGCTTCTTGCCATCGCCTGGATGATAATCGATAGTGCATGTACATCTATCATGCCGCTTGAACACATCTCTACTAACGCCAGGATATTTATATACACCAGCGATTCTGTCGCACCACTCGCAGCAATTTCCATCCGTGCTGCGGATGATTTTCGGCTGCAGTCCAGCATTGTAATGAAAGTCAGCATTAACTTGAATATGCTTATCTACTACATTTTTGCTGAAATTCACTACTGGTTCGCCTAGAATCCATGAAACATCATCAAATGTATTCTCATAAGCTATGCGATTGATTAAGCTGTCTATTCTTGCTTGATTAATAGGAGCTTGAATCGACTTCAATCCAATTCCAGCTTCTTTGTTAAGCGTTTCTTGCACTCTCGTAGCATAAGAACTAACCATTCTGTGGTTAGTTCCTAGTACATCGTTTAAGATACGCTCTGCAATGTTGTAATACATTTTTCCATCTGGCAGCACAGCACTGCTAATGTTCTGCTGTAGAGCCTCTGAGATTAGCCTTCCGAGAGATACGGCAAATTCATGCGCATCGATGAAGTTAGCTTTACCATTTGTTAACAGAAGCAGCAATCTTTTTAATTCTGGATTATTCTCAGCAGCTTCAAAGAAATCTTTTTGAATTTTTTCAAGCAAGCCTGGAACAATATCATCCATTCACATCAGCTCCTTTCACATTTATTGCTAACACATCATTATTCAGCAGTTTTTTCTTCAATTTTTGTTTTATTCAACATTTCGGTTGCTTCGGCCTCACTCATTCCTGTTGACATTAGAATCGTGATTCCATTTTCTTTAGAAAGTACACCTTTCTGGTAATTACTGAGCAGTGAAGTTATCTCATAAGTTGAGATAATTCTATTTTTCTGTTTATCCGCTCCATTATCACTAACTGCCGTTTTTGACTCTAATACCTCTTGTGCAGGTTTAACATCCATATTTCCTTTAATTCCGCTCAAATCGTAGATAATATCTGGAGTCAAGAAGTTAGGCATTGCTTGATTAAATTTAGAAACGGCATCACCTAATAGAGATAGTGCAGACACATCCGCTTCAAACAACGGTTCCCACTTAAGTACTGTATTAGAGAATTCTTTTCTCAAGTAACGTACTTCATCGCGTAGACATACAGATACATACGCTACATTAAGCAGTCCAGAACCTAGAGAGCGCTGTGCAGCCTTTCCTGCAAGCCTTAAGTTTTCATGGCTCGCCTTGATAGCTTCCACGCTTGACGGATTGTCAGACACGAAGCCTAAATCATCAAGTGTTAATCCAGTTTCTCCAGCAAATCCAGCAGCAGCCATCTTGAGCTGCTCAACAAATGGGGTCATACTTGCTGCAGTGAACTGCCCTACCGTAGGCTTATCTCTGTCATCGTCTTTAGTAAACATAATGAAGCTTGAAATAGTGGCTTTCCAGCTTTCCATCGGCTGCGCATCCTGGCTAACTCCAAGAACATACTTCTGAGGGAATGAATAGAACTCAGCAGTTACTTCTGAACGCTCAATAGTGCGCTGTGCTGTCTTCTGATAATCAATCCCAGAGCGAGTGATACGAGATCGCCCAAACGGTCTAGAAGCGTCTGGTCTGTGAATTACTGGCACCAGTAATGGAATTCCAGTAGGATTTTCAATAGAGTAAGGCTCTCCATTCTTTGGATAGAAAATCGTTTCTTCTGGAGTGAAGTATGCTTCTAGTGTAGGAGTGTTGTTTTCTCCTCTCTGTAGCACTGCATAGCCTTCTGTTAGTAAGTTAGTGATTGGATCTAGAACACCAGTCGCATTACTAGCCTCGATGACTTGCAAGCGTGGCATTCCTTCTTCATCCTTCGATATGTAGATGAAGCAGCATGAACCAATCAAAGCTGACAGGATTGCTGAATCAAAAAAGATATCTGGATTGTTAAATCGAAATATTTCATTAGCGTTAAAATTGTCGTTTGCAAATTCTCTGAACACTAATCTATCAGCTAGACTGTCCACTGCTTTTGTAGTCCATCCAAGTACTGTCTTGTATTTATCTCTAATCTGTGCTGGAATCGTTATTCCATCCGAATTATCAAGTTTCTGCATTGAATAGTAGTCATATCGCATTAATACTCTGCTGCGATATAGATTCAGCTTGTTCTGCAGATATGCTTTGCCTTTTAGTTCCATTTCTTTCTCCTTTTCGTGTTTTTGGCGCGAGAAAATATGTACAGTGACTGCGTGAAGGTCGCGAGAGCTGCAGGGTAGGTACCCTCCCCCCTATCAGTCTGGAACGTAATTTGTCCAATCTTTAGTTTGTGGCAAATTTCGGTTTCCTACAGTATTCTTGATTTCTCGTGCTTGATTGAATAATTTATCTGATTTTTCTCTGTTGCATGTCCAGTGAGCTAGCTGGAGGTTATCGATGTCGCTTGGATGTCCTCCCTTATTAATTGGAATGATGTGGTCGATTACTGGTGACAGTGGATGCGGATGTTTTAACCTTGTATCAACTGGTTGACCACAAATCCCACATATATTTTGAGTCTTCAATATGATCTTCTTGTTCTTCTCGTATGCGACACGGTGGGGGCCAATTCTATCTGGGCGGGCCATTTTAAATGCCATCTCCTTTCATTTGAGGGGTGGGGGTATTTTTTTTATTGAGTAAACATTAAAAAAAGCCACTATCAGAGCGTGTCTGTGCATATAGCTAGTGGCAGTTTGGCATCTAATTTTAGGACTCTTTGGAGTCTCTTTGAATTTATCATATCTTGTATTGTGTTAAATTCGAGCAACGCTCGAACTCATTGATTTAATAATGTTTCTTTAACTTTCTTATTTTGAATTTACAAAATCTCAATATGTTAAATTGAACATCATTATAAATAGAAATCGTCCATCGATTTATCCTGTTGATCCTGTTGAATTCCGATGTATCGAAGTGTAATGTCTGGGCTTGCGTGGTTAAATAGCACCATCAACATAGCCACATCTTTATTATTCTTATAGTGGTGGTAGCCAAATGTTTTCCGCATTGTGTGCGTTCCAACGTTCTCAATGCCGATGTCTTCCGCTGCAGCTTTCAGAATATAGTAAGCAGCTTCACGAGTGATTGCTTTATTCTTTCCCTTTCTGCTTTTAAACAGATAATCATGTGGATTCATATCTTTAATGTACTCTTGTACTTCCTTTTTGAAAGCTTTGTTCATCTTTCTTTTGAGAATCTTTCCTGTTTTCAATTCTCTGATATTCAAATACTGCCCTTGAACATCCTTAGCTTTTAATTTAATAATGTCACTGATTCTTAATCCAAGATTAATTCCAAATACGAACAGCATATAGTTTCGCTCGTTCCATTCCTTCAGATAATCCTTCATAGCTTGCACATCGTCTGGATCTCGAATAGGTTCCACATAATTCATGCTGCTTGTCCTTTCTAAAAACTAAAGAGCGCACCTTGCAGCACGCTCCTTGACAGTTTTATATTGGTTTATTAGGGGAATTGCCGCGAGTGGACTCGAACCACTCTGTTTAATTCCTATGCGGCACTTGTTAGCAGTCGTCCATGTTGCTAACTTGGATACACCTTTTCCAGGACTGGCTTTGATGAAGCTGTTTCCGCAGCTTCATCTTTGTTTCCCTACTTTTTCTATATTAACATTATAACTCATTTCTATATTGTTAAACTTTCAAATTACTTTCAAAGTTCTCCCAAGAACGAGAACAAGTCCTCTATATTCTTTCCTTTCTCGTACTTCAAGAATG